ATTCAGAGGCTTGACTTGGTGTGCCAAAGAATGGTTCTTTTAATACGCTATGAATTGGGTTTCCTTGTTTGTCCAAAGGAGAAACAATTTGTGGAGTTGTGCAGGAGGCCAGAAAAAGTAGTGCCAAAAGATATTTCATGATTTATTTCCCCCTGCTGCTGTACCGAAGTAGAACCCGACGACCGCCAATAGAACTTGACGATTCTCTTCAGCAAATAAATATCCGGGAATCTCTACAAAATATTTACGAGTTGTTTCTGGAATCAAACCAAAGAAACTTTCAGGTTGCTTTTGAGTAAACTCTGCGAATGTTGAAATTCCAAAGAATGGAAGAACAAATGGTGCTGCAACGACTGCAAAAAGGCATGCTAGAACTATTAACTGTCTTACTCCTTTGCCTACATCAAGTGGCACTCGTTGGGCTGCTTTATCTTGGTTATCTGTTGTTTGTTTGTTGGCCTCAATAGCCATTTTAAACATGTCTTTTTGGTCTTGGGCTCTTTGGGCCCAATAACGGAACAGGAATCCCGTAACCCCTCCACCGAGCAAAGATATTAATTCTGTAGGCATATTAGTTCCTCTGATATGAAAGTTGAAGTTCTATAGAATCTTTTATAGTTTTGAAATGTTCCATCATGGCATGTTCTTTGTCCATATTTGGTTTAAAATCTTCATGCCACTGGATTAGTACAAAACCAACATTTACTGCTTTATTTTTTAATGGTAGGCATGCATACTGAGAAATGTTTTCATCTTCAAAGAAATGTTTTGCATAACTTTCCGACATTGCTTCGACAGAATAAATTATTGCTTTATCTTCGAGAATTCTGTTTAAAAGCGGAATGTACAATGAACAAAGAACATTTTTAAATTTTACGGCTTGGGAAATATAACCACGGTGAGAAGATTCGTGAGTGATTGAAAATTTTCTCATGGATATACCATCCATGAAATATTCCCCATTATGGAATTGAAGCACGGTGGCTCTCATGCTACCAGCACTCAAACGAAGTTCGGTAAGCAATTCATGGATTTCTGTATGAATTGCTATAAAGTTATCTGTTTTTTCTTTAGACTTCCAAAATTTTGCAATACCCCATCCAATGCCCAAAATTCCCATAACTGCGAGAGAAATTCCTTCTATTACTTTAATGGGGTCGATCAGGGATAGGTACATCTTTGCAAACTCCAGTATGTCTTAATATTTATATTCTTGACACTCCGTTAGAAGGTGTTATAATGAATAACCATGACTAGAGAAGAATTATTCGCATTACACACAAAAATTTGCCAAGAAGCCAAGGAATTGATGGAAAAGAAGAACAATGACTATGCTTCTACTTCTGATCCGTTCATGAACTTCCGCCGAGCGGAATATCTTGGGTTTTCTACCGCAGAACTTGGTGTTCTTATCCGAATGACGGATAAAATGTCAAGAATCTCCACCTATTTAAACCGTGGAGAACTTTGTTTGAAAAACGAGAGCGTTTATGACGCAATCGTTGACATTATCAATTACAGTGTTATTCTTGCTGGATTGCTTAAGGACAAAGACGCAAAGAAATGAAATTTTACACTGCCTGCGCTCTAAAGGGCAACAAGATACTTGTCCGAGGTTATCGCAATGGTGTCCGATTCACGGACACTGTTGCGTTTAAACCTTCTCTGTACATTAAAACAGATAAAGACAGCAAGTATAGATCGTTGAATGGTGTCAAGGTCAAGCGTATGATCTTTGACACTCTTTATGATTGCAGACAGTTTCTTGACCAATACAGGGATTTAGATGATTGCCCGATTTATGGAAACACTGATTTTCTCACTCAATATCTCATGGAGACTTATGAGGCTGAGGTGGAATACGATCTTTCCAAGATCAAAGTCGCATACTTAGACTTGGAATGTGAGAGCGAAGATGGGTTTCCTGATTTGGACAACCCAAATGAAAAAATCAACCTAATGAGCATTCGGGTTGATGGTGCCACCTATGTCATAACTTCGAAGCCAGTTGATCTTCCAAACTGTAAAGTAATACTTACAAGTTCAGAAAAGGAACTCATCAAGAAAACCTTTGAGGTTTTGGCAAAGGAAGACGTAGACATCATTTCTGGGTGGAATATTAAACTCTTCGATATGCCCTATATAATAGGTAGGGCTAAACTCTTCTTTGACGAGAAGGAGATTCAGGAGTGGTTGCCTTTTGGTTTGATGAAGATGCGGGAAACGGATATCGGAGGAAAGGTCTATAAGATCTATGAATTTCCTGGATATACGACTCTTGATTATATGGATCTGTACAAAAAGTTCTCCGGAACGAGTCAAGAAAGTTACGCTCTAAATTTTATTGCAAAGGCGGAACTGGATGCTCAAAAACTTGATTACAGTGAGTATGGGTCTCTTCGGGAGTTTTACCGCAATGATTTTCAAAAGTTTGCGGAGTATAACGTCCAAGATGCAGTCTTGGTTGAACAGCTTGACAATAAGCTCAGACTGATCGACCTTGCAGTTTCTATTGCATATGAAGCCAAGATAACATTCGATACAGTTTTCTTTGCAACACGTATTTGGGAAACCATTTGCTGTGATTATCTATTCAAGCAAAGTATAATTCCACCACTGAAGCGAAGTTACGCCAAAGACGATCAGTTTGTTGGCGCATACGTCAAAGATGTAACTCCGGGGCTTTACAAGAACATTGTAAGCTTTGATGCCACAAGCCTCTATCCAAGCATTATTATGCAATGGAATATTTCACCAGAAACTTGTGAAAATAGTGATTCTTCACTTAATGCTGATGACTTCTTGAAAAACAAAAAAACCAGTATCCCAGATATTATTGAGGATGCTGAAAGCAGATCATGCTGCCTTGCCTGTAATGGTTCAATGTTTACTCGTAATGTAAAGGGATTTATACCCGTTCTTATTGAAAAAACATTCAATCAAAGAAAAGAAGCAAAGTCTAAGATGATTGATCTTGAGAGAGAGTATGAGGCATCAAAGAATCAAGATTTGTTGCCACGTATTGCCGCACTCAAAATTCGTCAGTCAGTTAAAAAAATTCTTGCAAACAGTCTCTACGGTTGTTTGGGCAATCCCGCATTTGTCTATTCTGCACCACATCTGGCAACAGCTGTAACGGTAACCGGGCAAGTTATTATTCGTAAAGCAGAAAACTGTATGAACGAGTATATTCAAAGAATCACTAAAACAAATAGTGATTACGTTATTGCAGTTGACACGGACTCCGTATATTTAAATCTAGATCCGATAGTGGAGCAAATCTCCAAGAAAACAAAGATTGCAGATATCACCGAGTTCATCAATCAAGTCTGTGAGCAGAAGATACAACCTGAATTCAAAAAAGAGATGGAACTGCTTGCATACACTCTAGGTTGCCCGGAGAATAAGATCTTCTTCAAGCGCGAAGCGATTGCTTCAGCTGGAATGTTTATTGCCAAAAAGCGATATGCACTGCTCATGCAAGATCTTGAAGGAGTTCGTTTTGCCGATCCAAAGTTAAAGATTATGGGTCTTGAAACTGCAAGAAGCAGCACACCAGCAGTCGTTCGTTCTAAACTTAAAGATTGTATTCGTATTATCTTGACAAAAACCCCAGAGGAGCTGCGAGACTATGTGGATGAATTTTATGATGCGTTTATGATTATGCCTATTGAGGATGTCGCAGCTCCTCGGGGTGTCAAGGGTATCAACAAATATAAAGACAATTCTAATATTTACAAGACTGGAACTCCAATTGCTACAAAGGCAGCATTGTTACACAATGCTTATACAAAGAAACTAAACATAGATAAAGAAGTACAATCTATCAAGGAAAACGACAAGATGAAGTTTGTCTTTGTCAAAGTTCCAAATCCTTATGGAATGGGTGGCAAAGATGCTGTCATGGGATTCATTAACAAACCACCCAAGCAATTTCAACTTGAAAAATATATTGACCGCAAGAAACAGTTTGAAAAAACTTTTCAAGAACCGCTTGACAATATTCTCCAAGCCATAAACTGGTCAATAAGTAAGCAGGCTACTCTTGATTCTTTCTTTGTTTGAGGTATAATAAAAAATGAAAAGTTTTTCTAAAAAATATAAACAGTATAGTACAAAAAAGTCTGAATTTATTGATGGTAAATATATTTTTAGTTCTAATTCAAACCACGAAATAAATTTTCCAAATAATAGTGTCATTGAAGAACAGAAGAGAGAAATTCAGAGACAGAATATAGTAATCAATCAACTCAAAGAAGAACTAGAAGAGTTGAAAGAAGAGATGGAATTGCTTAAAGCAATGAATCAGGAGTGTTAATATATGGTTAAGAAATTTAAATCTAGATATGGTGATGAAAGAATACTCACACTTCTTGAAGATGGATCTTACAAAATCGAAGGCAGGTCTTTGTTTACTCGCCACGCTGATGGGTTATTTGATTTTGAAGGTGGGCCATGCTATATTGTTGGTGATAGATTTTATGAAGGCGTTGGTGACCTAATCATAGATTCAGTTAAACCGATTGAAGCATCCCAGAAAGACTGGGGTGCAGTTATTATTACAACGAGGAAAATACCAAAAAGGAAGAAAAATGTCAAAGTATCTTAAAAATTTATTGAGTAAGATTGAAAATCCAGATGCTTCTATTGTAGCAGATGGTATTGATGGTGCAGATGTAGCGGGCTATATTGACACGGGTTCATATGTTCTTAATGCACTGTTGTCTGGCTCCATCTACGGAGGTCTGCCAAATAATAAAATTTCATGCCTTGCGGGAGATCCTGCAACAGGAAAGACTTTTTATGCAATTGGGATTGCAGGACAATTTCTAAAAGACCACAAAGATGGAGTTGTTATTTATTTTGATACAGAGCAGGCTGTGACATCAGATATGTTCAATGCCCGTGGCGTTGATCCCGAACGTATTGCAGTTATTCCGGTTGCTACAATCGAAGAATTCAAAACACAAGCACTCAAGATTGTAAATGATATTATCGAACAACCAGAAGATGATAGAAAGCCAGTCTTTATGATTCTGGATTCTCTGGGAATGTTGTCTACTCGCAAGGAAATGACAGACTCTGCTGAAGGCAAAGATGTTCGTGATATGACTAAAGCACAGCAGACCAAGGCAACATTCCGTGTACTTACTTTGAAACTTGGGAAAGCAAAGATTCCCATGCTTCTTACAAATCACACTTATCAAGTAATCGGTTCTTACGTTCCAACAAAGGAACTTGGTGGTGGAATTGGATTGAAGTATGCAGCAAGTAACATTCTTACTCTCTCAAAGAGCAAAGACAAAACAGAAGATGGTGTTGTTGGAAACTTTATCAAGTGCACCAACTACAAAAATCGATTTGTAAAAGAAAACATGCAAGTAGAAACACGTTTGAATTACACATCGGGTCTTAGTCGTTACTACGGACTAACGGATCTGGCACTAAAATACGGTATCTTCAAGAAGGTTTCCACTAGAGTAGAACTACCAGACGGAACAAAAGTATTTGAAAAAAATATTGACGAAGAACCAGAAAAGTATTATACTAAAGATGTTCTAGATAGATTGGATGCAGAAATTCAAAAGGACTTCAAGTATGGACAAGGTTCCTGACTATAAATTTTTAGACATAGAAGCAAAAGAAGACGAAACATGCCCTATTGAAATTCTTTCTGGAGAATTTGAGGGTATCGTGTATAAGTATGGAAAAATTTCATTGGAAGAACTTGATAGCGGAGATTTAAAAGTTAATATGCAAGTAGATATTATCGATTCGTATGAAGGATTTGATCAAAACAATGAAATGTTTACAAAAATAATTGGAGAAATTTTTGTGAACTTGATTGAACAAGGTGTTCAGAGCAAATCTGAGCCAGTTGATCTTGAAGACGATGTCCATCAAGATTAATGTTGGACAAATCATTATATAAGAGTATACTAAAATAATGGAAACAGTTATTCTAAAGAACTTGGTACTCAATGAAGAGTACGCAAGAAAAGTAGTACCTTTCTTGCAGGAAGAATACTTTCACGATAAGTGTGAAAAAACAGTATTCAACATTGTAAGCAAGTTTATTCTAAAGTACAATAACATCCCAACCAAGGATGCCATCCTTATTTCTCTTGAGAATGAAAAAGCTCTCGGTGAAATTGAGTTTAAGAGATGTGTATCTATTTCCGATGAAATGTACAAGGAAGGTGAGAAGTCCGACACCATTTGGCTTGTAGAAAACACAGAAAAGTTTTGCAAAGAAAAGGCCATCTATAATGGTATCATGGAATCCATTGGTATTATTGAAGGCAAAGACAAGGAGAAAACACAAAATGCAATTCCAGAGATTATGTCAAAGGCTCTGTCCGTCTCATTTGATACAAGAGTCGGGCATGACTTTCTTGAGGATGTGGATGAACGTTATGAATATTATCACAGAATTGAAGAGCGCGTTCCTTTCGATCTTGAGATGTTTAATACAATCACCCGTGGTGGGGTTAGGAAGAAGACGCTCAACGTAGTCATGGCAGCGTCGGGTGTAGGCAAGAGTGCATTCCTTTGCCATCATGCAGCAGCATGTTTGTCACAAAACATGAATGTGCTTTACATTACTCTTGAAATGGCAGAAGAAGAGATTGCAAAAAGAATTGATGCAAACCTTCTAGACTCGGACATGCACGTTCTTGAACAAATGCCAATCAACCAATACGAAAGTAAGGTTGAAAATTTCAAGAAGACTTGCCGTGGAAAGCTAATCATCAAGGAATATCCAACAGCAGCCGCCAATGTCACTCACTTCCGCAATCTTATGGAAGAACTAAAGATTAAGAAAAAGTTTATTCCAGATGTAATTTTTGTGGATTACCTGAACATCTGTTCTTGCGCTCGCTTTAAACTTGGCAACGGCATGAACAGTTACACTTATGTTAAAGGTATTGCGGAAGAGCTTCGTGGTCTTGCCAAGCAGTTCAACGTTCCTCTGTGGACGGCTACTCAGGTGAACCGTGAAGGTGCCAAGAGCAGCGATATGGAGATGACCGATACTTCTGAAAGCTTTGGTCTTCCCCAAACTGCAGATTTCTTCTTTGCTTTGATTGAGAATGAAGAACTTGCAGAAGCTGGGCAAATCATGGTTAAACAATTGAAGAATCGCGGAAACGATACTACTAAGAACCGTAAGTTCTTGGTCGGTGTAAATAAATCTAAGATGAAATTTTATGATGTTGACAATTCTAGCAACAATCTTGTTAATGCTAATAATACGGATGATGAAGGAGTCGGATCAGGATATGACGGTCAGGCGTTCAACCCGGCATTTGGAAAGAAAAAGAACAAAGCCGTGAACTGGACGTTTGAAGGCGCAAAATGACTCTATATATTGACAAGAAGTTTGTAAATCTTGTTTCTGGTTCACTTGAAAAATTCAAGTGGAAGAAAGAGACGCTAGCCACATGCAGATGTTTTAAGTGTGGCGACTCAAAGAGAAATAAGTCCAAGACAAGGGGATATTTCTTTGAGCATAAAGGACATTATGTATACAAATGCCACAATTGCGGTTTTTCTTCTAATCTATATGGGGTTCTTGAGTCTGTTAGCCCGACACTATGCAAAGAATACTCGTTCGAAATGTTTAAGGAAAAGACTCCAGAACCAATGGTTACAGAAAAGAAAGAAGTCAAGCAACCATCTTTCACTAATCTCGGTACGAGGCTTGACTTACTCAATGCAGATCATAAGGCAATAAAATATGTTCAGTCTAGACAAATTTCGAAAGAAAAGTATAGCAACTTTTATTACAGCCCTGATTTCAGTAAGATCATGGCCGATTTTGACAGAACCGGACATAAGGAAGCCAGACTCGTCATACCGTTCTACAATGAGTTGGGTGAGCTTGTTGGGGTTCAAGGCAGAGCAATTGATGACGAAAAAGCGATCAGGTACATCACGCTCAAAAAAGAAGGGCAAGAAAGGCTCTGGTACAATCTAGATAAAATAGATCCAAGGTCAACTGTATATGTTACTGAAGGACCTATTGATTCAATGTTTATTCCAAACTGTACCGCAATGCAGGGTGCAGGATGGCTTGAAGAATTGCCTGCAAAGATTGCAAAATCAAAAGTAGTGTTCATATTTGACAATGAACCTAGAAACGCAGAAATTTCTGCATTGTTGGGTAGATACATAGATGCCGGAAGAAACGTAGTAATCTGGCCATCTGAAATAGACAAGAAAGACATCAATGACATGGTGATTGCATATGGAGAGAAAACAACCATGAAGCTGATTATCAATAATGTTTATTCTGGACTTAAAGCAAAAATGAAGTATACTTACTGGAAGAAAAATTAATATGAATAATAATAACGAAGATATGTCTGACGAAGATCTAGAAAAAGGAAGTGAAGCCTATTTAATGTTCGTTCATAGATTTTCTGAATACATTAAGGAGATGGATAGAGAACTTTGGCATAAAGCAAGAGAATATGCCCAAGA